TAGTGGAGCTAGAGAAAGCGAGCACATGCCTCATATCAAATTTGGCTCGGCTCGCAATAAACCTGTTGCAATAAGTGTAACCTAACTTATTCTGGCGCGAGAATTGGAGCTGGTATGAAAATTGAGCGAGGCATTCCTATCACCGATGGGCGCGGCATTGGCAGGTCGCCAGGCCGCCCTATGAAATATCCTTGGCCAAAATTGAAAGTCGATGAGAGCTTTTTTGCTGACATCGAACCTGACACATTGCGCGCTGCCGCATACAAATATGGCAAAAAGCACGGCCTCAAATTCATTGTGCGGAAAGAGGGCGAGGGTGCGCGAGCATGGCGGGTGGAATGAGCGATGATCAGCGCCCAAAATTCTGCAATATCTGCGCCTCTGATTGGCTTGGTGGCTGCGCCACACTGCCGCCTTTGGCCGAGTGGTGCTATCTGCAGATCAGCCTCTATAACATGGACAAGGGCGAGCCTGTGCCAGCAGTCAAGCTGTCCATGATCTTTGTGCGGCTGCCTGATTATGAGCAGCATGTGGAGCTGCTGATCGAGGTGGGCAAGATCCACAAAACAAGCGGTGGCGGTCTATTCGTCAAGCGCGCTCTGGTCGAGTATCAGAAGGCCGAAACCGCTCTGAGCAAGAAAAAACGAGCAGGAAAAGCCGGTGCGAAAAAGCGTTGGGAATCAGAGCGCTTAGATAGCACTGCCAATGGCACCGCCACGCAAAATCAATGCGACACCAATGGCATAGAGAATAAGAAAAAGATAGAGACTGAGAAGGAAGCTAAAGCTTCCCCCCCTATAGTCCCCCCAAATGGCGATATGATTTTCTCGGTGCCTGAGGCTGAGCTGCAAGCATTCCGAGAGCACAGGATCGAGATCGAAAAGCCGCTCACAAAGGTCGGTGAGGCTCGCCTGATCAAGAAACTTGAGCGGATATGGGATGAGCATCGCCATCCACCAGAAGCGGTGTTGCAGCAGAGCATCGATGAGGTCTGGATTGGTGTCTTTCCTCTGAAAGAGGATCGCCAGGGCAGATCCGGCTGGGATTTTGTGAGAGGTGGATCATGACTGACAACACCGCACAAGCCAGGCAGATCGGTCGAGCTATCATCGAATGGGGCATTGATCTGCCAGATCTCGCTCGCGACACATCGCGCGAATCGGTCGAGATCGCCATTGCCGGTTTCGAGCAAGCCATGATCCCGATGAGCAAGATCCAGCTCGCAGCTCGCCAGGCCGACATGCAAGAGCTTGCCAGGCACATCGGCATGATCGGTGTGAGGATCCGCCCTGATTTCGACAAAAGCCAGGCTGAGAATTGGACTGCTGCGATGGTCGATGCTCTCGATGCCTTTCCAGCTCGGATCGCAATCGCTGCAGCCAAGGATGCCAAGCATGAGCCGATGGAATTCCCAGGCCAAGTGCTCGGTGTGATCCAGGCCAAGGCTGAGCGACACCTGGCAGACTATCGCATCAGGATCCGCAGGCTCAAGCAACTGCTCAAGCTCATCGACCATCCACCGCTGCTAGAGGCATCGGATGAGGCAAAGGCCGAGGCCAAAGCTCTGAGCCATGCCGAGCTGCAGGAAATGCCAACTCACCTCAGATCGATGGGCCTCACCGCAGGCTTTCTGCATGAGGATCCTGATGGCTCTATTCGATGGGCAACGGATGATGAGCAAGAGGCACATCGCGAGGCAGTGAATGAGCGGCGCATCGCGCGCGCGCGAGAGTGATCATGGCCTGGCTGGTGGACATCCTGAGCATGAAAATTGCCTGGCCGCTCGCAATGGCGATCCTGATGGTGGTGCCTGCGCTGCACCTGGCCTGGCTCAAGTGGAGAAATCGAAATGACTGATCAAGAGATCTCGGATGAGGTGCGCTCGATCCTGAGCAGATATCGGCTGCACATGCATTGGGCGGCCTCGGCTGCCGGTGATCGAGTGCGGAAATATGCGATCTGGTGTGGCGACAAGGCTGCAGGCACTCTGCAGATGATCATCGAGCCGACCAGCCACCGAGAGGCCCATGAGTGCAAGGCTGGCCTGATCGCCAGCGACATGATCGATCTGATCGAGAAAGCGAGGAATCAATGACTGATAAAGAAATCGCAGAGCACACCCTGAGCCGCGCTCAGCAATATCCCTATGATGCGAGCTGGGATCGAGAGCCTGGCACTGAGCCGCCTGCTGCGCGCGATTGGGCACATATGGCGGCGCGAGGCATCATGGCCGATCTCTCAGATCGCGGCGGCATCAAGCATGAGATCGGCGCGGTCGATGAGGATGTGAGATCTGATATTGTCGAAATGCATCGGCTGATCATTCTCACTGCGCTCTGCACTGAGGATCTTGAGGATGATATCGAGCAGGCGATCAGCGACTCATTCGATATCGATTGGACTGCTCGCGATGGTGCCAGGGCGGTGATCGAGCTGCTGAGAGGAAAGGTGTCATGAGCCAGTGCCTACACTGCCAAGGCCAGGGATGGATCGAGGATGTCGAGCCTGGCTGCTGCGGCAGGCCCACCGAGCATGGGGATTGCTGCGGCCAGCCGATCCCTGTGCAATGCCAGATCCAGTGCGAGGGATGCCTGGGCACCGGCGAGGTGCCTGATGATCCTGTGGCTGAGCAGCATTTCAGGGATCACCCTCATGGATAAGCTGCCGCGCCACACCTGGGCCGCTGGCCTCACTGTCGGCCCTCTCTTTGCCTGGCTCTGCTGGGCGATCCAGCGCCGCAACCGGCTGCACATCGCACTCGCCACCGCAGCGAATATCGAGCTGTGGATCCTTGGGCCTATCCTGGCCGCTCACATCCTGGGGAAACTGCCATGAAACCTGATCACAAGCCAGCCTCGCCATTCTCGCTGAATTCGATATCGGGTGCGGTGCTCTCTGCCGATCAAGCCTATCGATATTGGCTCTGGCGCATCTGGGATCGCTCGCTGCCGCTGCTGGTGGTGTGCATGTTCAATCCCAGCACCGCCGATCACCGCAAGGATGATCAGACCATCGGGCGCTGCTGCCATTTCGCAAAGGCATGGGGATATGGCGGCATCCTGGTGATCAATCTCTGGGCGCTGAGATCGAGCGAGCCATCAATGGTGCGCTCGGTGGATCCTGAGGATGCCTGGGGCGATGCCCAGCCTCAGGCATGGGCGAATGCAATCGAGATCGCGCGGCGGCAAGAGACACCGATCCTGGCTGCCTGGGGAAATCTCGGCCTTGAGGATGATTTCAATCCATTCCTCGATGCCGCAGATGGTGTGCCGCTGATCTGCCTGGGCACCACTGAGAGCGGAATGCCAAAGCATCCAATGGCGCGCGGCAAGCATCGAGTGCCAGATAGGCAGCAGCCGATTGATCTGGTGCTGGCATGAGCAAGATCACCGAAAACCTGCCAGCGATCCTATTCGTGATCGGCAGCCTGTGCTTTCTGATCGGCAATGCGATCCTGGTCTATCGAGCCAATGATGTCACCATGCTGCTCGATGAGGCGCTGAGAAAGGCAAAGGCATGAGTGAGGTGCTGAGCTTTGGCGACAATAAGCGCGCCACTGGTTTCACCAATCCGGTCGAATGCGCCAAGGTGTGCATCTGCTGCCTCGGCCTGCCGGTCGATGAGGCCAGTTTCGAGAGGGTGGCAAAGATCATTGGAGATTCGCCGCCTGAGGTGCTCGCCCAGGGTTTCATCATCTATGGGATGAATGAGCTGCAGCACCTCTGCAAGATCGGTGGCTTTGCCATCGCCACACCGCCTGGCGAGCCTGATGGCTCACCGATCCGCTGCTATACCGCTGGCGAGTGGGCGAAATTGAATGGGAACCTGCAATGAGCGAGCCTCGATATCATCCTATCTGCGCCCACCGCACCACCAGGCCAGCCACGCCGGTCGGCACCACACTGATGAAACGCTGCGCCGATTGCGGCCTGAAATTCGCTCAGGTCACACCGGCGCGCCTTGGAATGAGAGAGGCACCAAATGGCTGAGCACACCGACATCACGCAAGAGCACCTGCTGCGGTCGAGCCTTGAGCTGATGGATAGCTGGCCTGCCGATGCGCGGCCAGATAGGCTCGATGGATCTGCGATCACCCTTAGCTATGCCGAGGCGGTCGGCCTGGTCGAGCGGTGCGAGATCCAGAAACCATGCGCCGCCTGCGGCACACCGCGCACTGATTACACATTCTATCGGATCACACCGGCAGGCCAGGCTGCGCTCAAGATCTGGAAAGGTGAGATCTCATGATCGAGCGATTCGACACCAGCAGCCACCAGGAAACCGCCGATGTGCTGCGCCAGGTCGGCATCCAGCTCACGCCTGGTGATGCCAAAGTGGGCCGACTGCTAGAGCTGGCCGCGCAGCAGATCGAGAATGCCTGCGATGTGATCGAGCGCCAGCACCAGAGCCTTGTGCAGCTCGATGAAATGCAGCGCGGATCCATCGCGGATCTCTATCGCCAGCTTGAGGCGCTGCGGCGGCAGGGATGATGGTCTGGGCACATGAGAGGCGGCGAGAAATGAGACACCTGGCCGCCAAGGCACTGCTCACCGGCCTGGGGATCGGGATCATCATCGGCTTGGCGCTGGGAAATTCCTGGTGAGCCTGCCCTGGCAGATCAATCCTGGCCATTGTCCAGCCGAGGCCAGAGGCAAGCGGGTTTTCGTGAAACTGAGGAATGGCCGGATCCCGAAAGAGAGCTGGCCTGCTGATGGCCGAGGCGAGTGCCGGTGGACACTTGAGGATCACCCTTTCGACATTGTGGCCTATGTGGTGATCTAGCGCCCTGAGATTGCCTCATTTGGTGAGCCGCGATAAAAGGCGCGGCCATGACGGGTGGCGGATCGAAACCAGAGCAGCAGCACCTCAGGCAAAAGCCTGATGATTTCGAGGTGGTTTTCACCGAGCGAGGCCGCCTGGAATGCGAGAGCTACTTTCGCGCCGGTCGCAACACTATCACCAGGTGGCTCAAGGAAAGTGGCAAGGCCAAGCTGCTCAAGGCGCGCCGAGCCTTTGTGAAAGCTCATCGCGATTATGAGGTGCAAGAGCGCCACCGCCGCAGGGATGAGGCCAAGGCCAGGGAAGCGAAAGAGCGGCGCGCTCACATCGAGGTCGAGATCATCGATCCTGAGATCCTGAGCCTGGCAGCTCGCTATCTGCAGATGAAACAGAATGGATCCTGGGTGGTCTATGAGCTGGAATGCGGCCTCTGGATGGTCGGCACTGTGCGCCGCACACCAGGCGAGCTGATCGATAAGGCCAAGGCCAAGGGATTCGACATCGCCAGAGCAATGCGCCAGATCGCCGCATTCCGGCAGGCCGACTAGGCGGCCACCGGCTGGTCCACAATTCTGATGGCCTCGGCCAGCTCGATCCCAGCATCTAGCAGCAGCTCGATCTCATGATCACGCCGCATTCTGGCTGCGCGCCGGTCGCGATCTTGCTTGATCAGGCGCTCTCGATCTCGGTTTGTCATTCGCATTTCTCAATCTCCACTTGTGATGCTGAGATCATGGCAGCGAGATCCTAAGATCTGGTTAATTGCACATTTCCTGGTGCCAGAGTATCAGGGCGCATGGCCAAGAAAACCGATAAGCGAGGCGCAAAGAAAGGCAGCTCTGGGCAGCAGCCGCACAAGCGCAATGCCACTGCAGCAGCGGTGATCGAGAGCCTGGCCGGTTTCGGCCTGCCGCAGATCCACATCAGCGAGCACCTGGCCTGGCTGCAGGATGAAAAGCTGCTCGATCTTGGCGGCCAGGGATATTCACCAGACACCCTGCAGCGGCACTATCGAGCTGAGCTGGATGCAGCCAAGATCCCAGCCAAAGAGCTGCTCATGCATCGCGCCTATCAGATGGCGATGATGGACAATCTGCCTGAGGGTGTCTCGGTCGATGCCGCCTATCGCTTGAGCGCCGAGAAAGTGCGCTGGCTGCTCAATGTGCAGCATGGTGTGGTGGAGATCAAAGGCCATCAGCACTCAGGGCCGAAAGGCGGCCCAATTCCGATCTCGCTTGTCGAGGCCACACTGACACCAGAGGAAATCGAGACTCTTGCCTATCTCACTGGCAAACTTGAGCGCGCTGCCGCAGAGCAGTGAGCTTGCAGCCATCGCCAAACGCGCTGCGGCCAGGAAAGAGGCCGCCTTGTCGAATGAGCAAGAGCTGCGCCGGTGCGGCAAGGATGCCGATGGTGTGGTGCACTGGTTCAATAACTATGTGTGGACATATGACCCTCGCCTGATCGGCAAAAAGGATGCTGAGGGCAATCGGCTCTCGCCCTATATTCCATTCGTGCTCTGGCCTCGCCAGGTCGAATTCATCCACTGGCTTTGGGATCGCTTTGCCGCCGATGAGCAATGGCTGGTGGAGAAATCGCGCGACACCGGCCTCAGCTATCTCTGCTGCGGATTCACGCTCAATCGCTGGCTATTTCAGGATGGTTTCAAGGGCACATTCGGCAGCCGAAAAACCGACTATGTGGACAAGGCCGATCAGCCAGATAGCCTCTTTCAGAAAATCCGCATCATGCTCGACCGAGTGCCGCCCTGGATGCAGCCTGAGGGCTTTCACTGGAATAAGCACTCTGCATTCTGCCGCCTGGTCAATCCGGCCAATGGCGCGATCATCACCGGCGAGGGCGGCGAGGATATGGGGCGCGGTGGCCGCAGCTCGATCTATGTGGTCGACGAGGCCGCCTTTGTGCCTGGTGCCGAGAATGTCGAAAAGGCGCTGAGCGGCAACACCGAATGTGTCGGCTGGGTTTCCTCGGTCAATGGCATGGGCAATCTCTTTGCTCGCAAGCGGCATTCGATCCTGGCCGAGCACCAGATATTCAAATTCCACTATTCGGCGGATCCTCGCAAAACTAAGGAATGGGCCGCTCGCAAGAAAGCCGAAATGAGCGATCCGGCAGCCTGGGCGAGTGAATATGAAATCGACTATGCCGCCAGCATCGAGGATGTCTGCATTCCGGCCAAGTGGATCCAGGCCGCCCAGCAGATCCACACCCTCTGCCCTGAGATCCTGATCACCGGCGAGGAATACACCCTGGGCGGCGATGTCGGTGCAGGCAAGGCTCGCTCGGTGGTGGTGCCGAGGCGCGGCCAGGTGATCGATCCGCCGAAATCGCGCGGCGATCCAGACACCATCGGCACTGCCAATTGGATGCTCGACATCGCGCTTGAGCTGCAGGCCAGGCTGCTCAATTTCGATGCGCCTGGTGTCGGTGCTGGTGTCTCATCTGGCCTGCTGAATTCCGAGCGGCGGCCTCATTCGCTCACAGTGCAGCCGATCAATACCGGCTCAGATCCCTTTGTGGATCCTGAGTGGGATGATGGCCGCACCTCTGATGAACAATTCCGCAATCTGAAAATGGAGATCTGGTGGATCGCGGCCATGCGCTTCAAGCGCACCTATGAGCACATGCTGCACCTTGAGGGCAAAACCGAGGATGAGGGCGCGAAAGAGCACCGCATCACCGATCTGATCCACCTGCCCAGCGGCGATGTCGAGAGTGATCGCCTGGCCACCGAGCTGAGCACTCCCAAGAAATTCCGCACCGACACCGGCAAGCTCATCCTCGAAAAGAAAGAGCAGCTCGCCAAGCGCGGGATCAAATCACCAGACTATGCCGATGCGCTGGTGCTGACATTCATCCCAGATCGAGGCCCTGGCTACACCCTGGATAATGTCTGAGCGAGCGAACCTAGCGCAAAGCGGCATCTGCGGATAAATTGCGCCGCATGGCCACCATCATTCCATTCCTCAGAGACAAGCTCACCAATGTCATGAGTGGCATGGGCACCTCTGCCGACAAGGCTGCCTATGGCGGCTATAATTTCATCCAGGCTGCGCCGATGCAGGTCGAGAGTGCCTATCGCACCTCTTGGATCATGCGAAAGATTGTGGACATTCCCGCAATCGACATGACGCGCACTTGGCGCGCCTGGCAGGCCCAGCGCGAGCAGATCAAGCTCATCGAGGCCGAGGAAAAGCGGCTGCAGATCAAGGCCAAGTGCAAGCGCGCACTGATCCTGGCTCGGCTCTGGGGTGGCGGCCTGCTGATGCTCGGCACCGACCAGGGCGAGCCTGAGAAAGAGCTGGATTTCACCAAGCTCGGCAAGGGCGGCCTGAAATATGTGCATGTGTTTTCGCGCTATGATGTGACGGTCGGCCAGATGATCGGTGATCCCTCATCGCCCTATTTCGGCCAGCCAGAGTATTACAAGCTGCAGCCTCGCAATGGTGCGGCGATCCATATCCATCCCTCGCGAGTGATCCCGTTCATCGGCCAGCGCGCGCCTGAGGGATCCACCCTGCAGGCCGATTGGTTTTGGGGCGATCCCCTCTATCAGTCGGTGGCCGAGGCGCTCAAGAATGCGGATCTTGCTCAGGATGGTTTCGCCGCCCTGATCAATGAGGCCAAAATCGATGTGGTCAAGATCCCAGACATGATGAAAAACATGGCGAGCAGCGAATATGAGACTCGCCTGCTCAATCGCCTGCAGGCCGCCAATAGCGGCAAGAGCACCTGGCGAATGCTGGCCATCGATGGCGCTGAGGAATGGAGCCAAAAGCAGATCTCATTCTCTGGCATCCCTGACATGCTGGTGAGCTATCTGCAGGTGATCTCTGGTGCTGCTGACATCCCTGTGACGCGCCTGCTCGGCCAATCGCCCAAGGGTCTGCAGAGCACCGGCGAGGGCGAGGAAAAAGACTATCATGCGATGGTCGAGGCTCGCCAGGATGAGCTGCTCGCACCGGCGCTCGACCGGCTCGATGAGCTGCTGCTGCGCTCGGCCCTGGGCAGCCGCCCTGAGGAAATCTGGTATCGCTTCAATACGCTCATGCGGATCTCGCCCAAGGATGCGGCTGAGATCGAGGCTAAGCGCGCCCAGGCGATCCAAACCTATAGCAACACCGGCTTGATCGATCCTGAGCCGCTGGGCAAAATCGCGCGCACCGGCATCACCGAGAGCGGCCAATGGCCAGGCAGTGATGAGGCATTCGAGGAATATGATGCTGAGGGCGGTGAGGAATCGCCTGAGGATGATCCTGAGGCTCGCAATGAGCTGCGGCTGCCTGAGGATCGCGAGGATCTCGATGATGCCTGGCGCAAGAAAAGGCGCAGGTTTGTCTCTGATGTGGCATTCGAGGATCGCGCGCCGCGCACACTCTATGTGAGCCGCAAGGTGCTCAATGCTCAAGAGATCCTCGATCACTATCGCGAGCAGGGCCTTGAGCCGCTGGTGCCTGCGAATGAGCTGCATGTGACAGTGACATTCTCGCGCACACCGCTCGATTGGATGCTGATCTCTGCCGATTGGAGCGGCGGCGATGATGGCCGCTATACCATCCCGCCTGGCGGCCCTCGCCAGATGGATCTCTATGGCCAGGATGGAAAGGCCCTGGTGCTGCAGTTCAATGATGATCACCTCGAATGGCGGCATCAGTCGATGCTCGACAAGGGCGCGAGCTGGGATTGGGATGGCTATCAGCCGCACCTCACTATCACCTATGATGCCGGTGGCGCGGATCTCGAAAGCATTGATCCCTGGATCGGCCCGATTGTGCTCGGCCCAGAGATCTTTGCCGAGGTGAATGAGGATTGGAAAGAGGGGATCTCTGAGGAATGAGCGCGCGCGGTATTCCTGTCTTTTTCATCGAGCCAACTGGCGATTCTCGATATTGGCTGCGCCGCTATTCGACTGTGAAGGCTGGCACCTGCAATGGCCGCAGCTATCACAATGCCCAGGCCAAATTCGGCAAGCATCCTGCTGATGCAGATCTCGATCAGCCGCCTCATGATGATCCTCGCTGGCCGACAAAGTGCGAGCACTGCGATCACCAATTCACCGAGAATGATCACTGGCAGATCTTGGAGCGCCGGATCTATCGCCGCCATGATGATCATTCGGTGCTCATGCTGCTCGAAAATGCGCCACCAGGTGCGATCTGGAATGCCGAATGGCTGGCTGATCGCGAGCGCGGCGATCAGAGCCGCATGTGGATCGGCCCTGATGATCGCGCCCTGATGTGCAAGTGCCCTGATGGTCATGATTGGCACATCGATGGGCAAGCCTCGAATTGCACCATGCCTGATGATCATGTGCACAAGTGCTGGGTTAGGACTGGCCGCCCTGAGGATGGCACCTTGCATGTGAGCAAGGGCAAACCTGGCGAGAGCTGCGCGGCTGGCGCTGGCTCGATCCAAACCGGCAAATGGCATGGCTTTCTGCATCATGGCCACCTGGTCGGCTGAGCCGCACCTTTTCTGATCGCTGAATTCATCGCATAAGGTGGCGATGGCATTCGATCTCACTCAGATGGCGGCCCAGCGAGGCATCAAGCGCAAGGTGATCGCGCTCAATCCAATCATCATGACGCAAGCGCGGCAGGGCGCACTGGCCAGGATCCACCGGCAGATGATCGATCCCTGGCTGCAGGCCAAAAGCCGGATCATGCCGCTCTATGAGGGCGAGCTGCGCCGCCGCCTGCAGCAAGACAATATCGATGCGCTCAGCAATCTATTCGCTCAGCTCGGTGATGAGGTGAGCCGCCTGACCCTCGATCTCACACCCTCGATGCGCCAGTGGGCATTCGGTGTGGAGCAATGGCACCGCAGCAAATGGGCGAGCAATCTGCTGGCTGGCACCGAGATTGACATCAGCCAGCTCATCGGCCCTGCCGGTGCCCAGGAAAGCATCGAGGATTTCATGGCTCGCAATTCGGCCCTGATCCGCAATGTGAGCGATGAGACTCGCGCCAAGATCTCGGATCTGGTCTATCGCGGCCTGCAGCAGCGCACCGATGCTCGGATGGTCGGCAGAGAGATCACCAGGCAGCTCGGCCTCTCGCGCCGCAGGGCGATCCGCATCGCATCGGATCAGGCCAATAAGCTCTCGGCTGCATTGGATAGCCAGCGCCAAAGAGAGGCGGGGCTGAGCGTCTATCGCTATCGACATAGCGGTAAATTGCATTTCAGGCCAGATCACAAGGCGCGCGATCAGCGCCTATTCGAGATCGACACCAATAAGGAAATCGAGATCAAGGATGGGAAGCAAGTCTATACCGGCTATGTGATCCCTGAGGATGATGGGCCTGGCGAGCCGCCCTTTTGCGGCTGCGTCAAGCAAGGTGTGATTGTCACTGAAAGCTGATTGCTCTATGAGAATCGGGCTGAGCTGCGATGGAAGCGCGGCCCAGCCCTGACAACCGATGAAAGGACCATCGATGCCTGAGCGCGCTGATATCACGCCTGCCCTGTGTCGCCAATTGCTGCGATATGATCCAGAAACAGGAAAACTCTATTGGCTGGCCAGAGGCGATCCAGCTTGGGATGCCAAGTGGGCTGGTCGAGAGGCATTCACCGCCAGCAAAGATGGCTATCGGGTCGGCTCGATTCATGGTGTCGCATTTCGCGCACATCGTGTGATATGGGCGCTGGTGCATGGCGAATGGCCGCCTGATCAGATCGATCATGATGATGGGGATAGGTCGAATAATCGAATGAGCAATCTGCTCGCGTCGAGCAATCGCCAGAATCATCGCAATGAGGCCATTCCCAAAAACAACACCAGCGGGATCGCCGGTGTGCACTACTGCAAGCAAACTGGAAAATGGCGAGCCAGCATCAAGGTGGACTATCGCACTCGCTGCCTTGGTCGCCATGACACTTTTGCCCAAGCTGCTGCAGCGCGAGAGGCTGGAAAGCGCCGCTATGGCTTCACTGAGAGGCATGGATCAGCGCAATGATCGAGCCGGTGATCATTGGAGGCGCAAAACTATACTTAGGCGATTGCGCTGAAATCCTGCCGACTTTGGCCAAGGTCGATGCAGTGGTGACTGATCCACCCTATGGCATCAATGAAGCTGCCGGGAAGGCTCTCTCTCGCCAGAAAGCCGCTAAGGCAATCGACTATGGCGATGAGGATTGGGATAGCTCGCCAATTTCAGATGAATTGCTAAAATTGGTGCGCCGCGCTGGCAGGTGGCAAATCATCTTTGGTGGAAACTACTATACAGCCCCCCCCCGCATCATGCTGGCTCATCTGGGATAAAGTAAACTCTGGAGATTTTGCCGATGCCGAAATGGCTTGGACAAATCTGCCCAAGGCGGTGAGGCTAATCCGATATATGTGGAACGGGATGATTCGCGAGAAAGGTGCTCAGCGCGGAGATCATCCAACACAAAAGCCGCTCAAGGTCATGAAATGGTGCATCGAGCATTTGCCTGTGGATTGTGAAACCATCATCGATCCCTTTATGGGGAGCGGAACAACTGGCGTGGCCGCGCTCCAAATGGGCAAATCATTCATTGGGATTGAGCGCAATCAGGCATATTTCGATGCAGCTTGCCGCCGATTAAGGGAAACCACCGGCGATGATGCTGGGCCGCTTTTTGGAGAAACCTAGGACGCAAAGCCAAATATCGCTATTCTCTGGCCGAATTTGCCAAGGAAATAGCTATGCACTTTTTCTCTGATCGCCTCACCCTCGACAAGCGCCGCCAGAATTCCGATGGCTATCTGGGCATCCACGCCAGGGCCGCTCGCACTGGTGTCTATCAATACCTTGGGCGCGAGGTGGATCCTGATGGCAAGCATTTCGCCGCCGATCAGGTGGTGAATGTCTATCGCTCGCCTGATGAGGTTTTCACCAAGGATTCGATGGCCTCATTCATCGGCAAGCCGATCACCGATGATCACCCTGATGAGGCAGTGACATCGAGCAACTGGCGGGATCTGGCGCGCGGCACTGTCATGGGCGCAAAGCGCGAGATCGCTGATGATGGCGAATTCCTCGGCTTTGATCTCGCATTCATGGATGCCGAAACCATCGGCAAGATCGATGATGGCAAGGTCGAGCTGAGCAATGGCTATGGCGCTGAGCTGGTGATCGAGGATGGTGTGGCACCTGATGGCACCGAATATCAGGCGCGCCAGGTGGACATCACCGGCAATCATGTCGCGGTGGTCGATGCCGGTCGAGCCGGATCGAGCTGCTGCCTGGCCGATGTCAAAACCGCCGAGCCGATTCCCTCTGATGAGGTGCGGAAATTGCTCATCGATCAGCGAACCTATGACGATTCGCGCAAAGGCGTTAAAACTGGCGCTGACACAAATCCGATTGGAGATCGCAAAGTGCCCAAGATCATCACCATCGATGGCCTGCAGGTGGACATCGCAAATGTCGATACCGCCCTGGCCACCATCGAAACGCTGCAGGCCCAGGTGAAGGATGCCAAGGCGGCCCAGGCCAAGGCCGAAACCGATCTGGCTGCCGCTGTCACTGACAAGGCAACCGCCGATGCCGAGATCAAGGATCTCAAGGCCAAGCTCGATGATGCCACCATCACGCCAGCCAAGCTGCGCGATGCGGCCAAGAGCTTTGCCGATGTGCAGGCCAAGGCCAAGGCGCTCGATGTCGAGGTGGCCGATGATGCCGATGAGGCAGCCATCAAGCGCGCGGTGGTCGATGCCAAGCTGGGCGACACCGCAAAGGATTGGACTGATGAGCAGGTCGAAATCTCTTTCACCTCGCTCACCAAGGATGTGAAGCCTGCCGACAAGGCACCGATCCACAAGGATCGCATGGCCGAGGGAATCGCCTCGCATGTCGGCCCGATCACCGATGGCGCGACTGTCATGGATCAGGCTCGCCGCCAGCACCTCAATCGCAAATCCACCGCCTATCTCGGCGGCGGCTCGGCGGCATAACCAGGAGAAATCGAAATGCCCACCGTTCAGAGCACTTTCAGCGAAGATATTGCCGATGGCTTTGCAGGTATGCAGGCCGATGGCTCGCTGGCCAACATCCTCAGCCGCCATCTTGAAGGCTCCACCGCCTGCGAATTTGGCCGCCCTGTCTATCGCGGCAGCGATGATAAGGGTGTGGTGCTGACTGTCTCGGCAAACCTGGTCGGCTTTGCGCTGGCTCGCAAGGGCCTGCCGGTCACATCGGATCGCGCTGCCGATACCTATGCCGCAGGCGACACCCTGCCGGTGATCGAGCGCGGTGTGGTCTGGGTCACTAGCCTGGTGGCCGCCGATCTTGGCGATCAGGTCTATGTCACCAGCGCCGGTGCCATCACCAATTCCAGCTCTGGCAACACCGCTGCCACTGGCTGGTTCTTCGACAAAACCACCACCGCTGCGGGTATCACTCGCATCGCTCGCCGCTAATTGGAGGGATAAATGTCCAAGGCACTTCTACTCTTTGACACCATCAAGGCGGCGGTCGCGCATATCGATGCCAATGCCTCTGAATTTCCGCACCTGACCGGCGCGCCCTGGGGCGATGCCATCAAGGGTGTGGATCTCAACGATGCCCAGCAGACAAATGCATTCCTGATGCCGCAGCTCATGCGGATCGAGCAGGGCATGTATATGATCCGCTATCCGGCGCTCGACTATGCGCAGTTCATGCCGGTCGATACCGAGGGCAGCATTTGGACTGCTGGCAGCCTGTATTATTCGGGCGATGTCGCTGGCCAGCCGCAATGGTTTGATGTCGCTGCGGACGATATGCCCTATGCGGACACCAGCCGCACTCAATTCCTGCAGGAAAACCACATGGCCGCCATCGGCTACAAGTGGAATCGCGGGGATCTTGAGCGCGGCCAGCAGCTCGGCATCAACATCCTGGCCGACAAGGCTGATGCTGCCTCGGTTTCGGCTGAGCGGTTCATCCACAAGGTCGCGATGCTGGGCGATGGTCTGAAATTCGCCACCGGCTTTGCCGATGATGCGGCCATGACGATCTCGCTCGCGCCGAATGCGATCACCAGCAGCTCGACTGTGGCGAATGACATCGCCACCATCAATGCGCTGCTGCAGGCTGTCGAGACTAACACCCTCGAAACCTATCGCGCCGACACTGTGGCTCTGCCCACCTCGATCTATAACATCCTGGCCACCAAGCAGCTCACCAATACCGGCATGTCGGTGCTGGAATATCTGCGCGCCAATTCGGTGATCGGCGGCCAGGTCACTTTCCTGCGCTCTCGCCACCTGGAAACGGCGGCAGGCGATGGTGGCAAGCGCATGATCGCTTATGCCAATGTGCCTGAGGTGCACCGCTATCACCTGCCTGGTGGCGGCCATCAGTTCTTCCCTGCCTGGCAGAAAGGGCCTTTCTCTTGGGAAGTGCCTGGCATCATGAGCATCGGCGGCTATGAGCTGCGGGTGCCTCTGGCCAAGGTGGCATTCGAGAATACTGGCCTGAGCTAATCCGGCCACCCTTCGGGGATCGCACAAGAGAGCGCCTCGGCCTTGCGGCTGGGGCGCTTTTCTTTTAGCTGTGCACATTAGGAAAGGCGGTGAACCATGAAACTCAAGAATAATGCCAAAGGCCCTCGCATGATCCAGATGCTCGATGATGAGCCTGCAGTGCTGATCATGCCTGGCGAAACAAAGCTGGTGGATGCGAGCAAGATCCTCAATGGCCTGCCGGATGGTGTGGCTGAGGATCGCGATGGTGGCGCAGCAGCAGCGCCTCGATCAGCTCCCAAGCCTGCAAAGGCACCTATCGCTCATGATGATGATGATGAGGGCGAGCTGGATCCAGCGCCGCCTGAGCTGGCTGAGAAAGCCGGTGCAGATCTGCAGCAGCTCGATCATGATGGCGATGGCAAGCCTGGCGGCAGCAAGCCGCATGAGCCGCCTGCCCTCTCTGGGCTGGATCGCGCGCAACTTGAGGCCGAGGCCGAGGCCGAAGGTGTCGATATCTCTGCGATCAAGGGCACCGGCGCTGGCGGCAATGTGCTCATGGGCGATATCAAGGATGCCATCGAGGCCAAGCGAGCCAGCGCATGAGGTGCCTGGAAATTGGGCCGAATAAGGCGCGGATCCCTGGCTTTGAAACCACCGACATTGTGAAATCGCACCTGGTGGATCATGTCGAGGATTGCCGGAATTTCTCATTCGCTGATGGCACATTCGATCTGGTCTATTCGTGCCATGTGCTTGAGCACATCGAATGGTATGAGGTCGAGCAGACTGTGGCCGAGTGGGCGCGGATCATTAAGCCTGGCGGCCACCTAGAGCTGCACTGCCTCAATTGCCTGGATCTCATGAAAGTGCTCATCGAGTATGATGAAACCGGCGAGTGGAAAGGGCCGAATCCATCTTGGCTCTCTGAGCTAACTGGCGGCGATCCCTATCTCTGGGCGGTCGGCAGGATCATGAACCGGCCCAAGGGCGGCAACATCCACCAGAATCATCGCGCACTGATCACGCCGAATTATCTGCGGCGAGTGATCGAGGATGCTGGCCTTGAGATTGTCGAGCAGATCGGGCGAGAGGATATGCGCCGCGCGCGCCACCTCGATTTCATCAATATCGGCTATCGGGCGATGAAACCGGCATGAGCGATGTGAATTTCAGATCGATTGCCGACATGGATCGAGCGATCTGCCAAAACCTGTGGAAGCTCGACCGAGAGCAATTCGATGTGGTGGTGGCGATCCCTCGATCTGGCATCGCGCCAGGCGGCATCATCAGCACCTATCTGCAGCTCCCATTCGCCACCCTTGAGGGATATTGCGCTGGCATTGTGCATGGCAAATCTGGGCGGCCTGCAGCCAGCTCTGATCGGATCCTGCTGGTCGATGATACCAGCAACAAGGGCGGCGCGATGCGGCGCGCGATGCAGGTGCTCAGGCAGCATGGAAAGCATAAGCATGTGACGCGCTGCGCGATCTTTGGGCCTTACCAGGTGGCCAATCCGGCTGAGATCATCGATGTCTGGATGGTGGACTGCCCAGGGCCGCGCGGCTTTGCATGGAACCTGTGGAAACATGCCAGGCTGCCTCGCTGGGGATTCGACATGGATGGTGTCTTTTGCCGCGATCCCAGCAAGGCCGAGAATGATGATGGGCCTGCCTATGAGGATTTCTGCCTCAATGCGCCGCCGCTCTTTCTGCCGACCAGGCCAATCGGCCACATCATCACATCGAGGCTCGAAAAGTGGCGGCCAGAAACCGAGGAATGGCTTGAGCGGCATGGGATCACCTATCTGCAGCTCCACATGCTCGATCTGCCGGATAAGGCCACCAGGCTGCGCGAAATGAAGGTGCGCCCTGGTGGGCGAGGCGGCTGGAAAGCTGAGCTTTGCATCGAGATCGGTGTGGAAATGTTCATCGAGAGCTGCCCTAAGCAAGCGCGGATCATCAGCCGAGAGGCGGCTATCCCTGTGTGGTGCACTCAAGAGGCGAGAATGTTCTATGAATACCGAGACTGATCTGGAAATCGAGGTGCCGGTGGACATTGTGAAAACCATGCAGGCGCTCACTCTCAAGGCCAAGGTCGAGCGCCGCACCGAGTGGCTCATCAGGATGTGGCTGGGCATCAAGGTGATGCAGCTCGCCGGTCTGCTGATCGGCACCAAGATCGATATTGAGGTGGTGGAAACCGATGCAGCAGCCGATCAATCCTGAGATCACCGATCATCGCGAGGTGATGGCCGCCCTGGCTGCTGAGCGCGGCTGGCAGCGCGGCATCGAGCTGGGCATTGGATCCGGCAAGCTATTCCACCGGCTGCTCAGCCTCGGTGTCGAAATGATCGGTGTCGATATCGGCCATCGGATCGAGCGCCGCCGCATAGTCGAGAAAATGGCTGAGAGGCATCCTGGTCTGGTGCGAAATGTCTATTGGAAAAGCACCACCGATGCCGCCGCTGAGATCCCTGATGGCTGGGCAGATTTCATATTCATCGATGCTGGCCATTCCTATGAGGCATGTGCAGCCGACATCGAGCACTATCTGCCAAAGCTCGCGCCTGGTGGCTGGTTTGGCGGCCATGACTATCACCAGGCATTCCCTGGTGTGATCCGCGCGGTGAATGAGGCTTTCGGATCTGATGGCTTTGTGCTGCTCGATGGATGGATCTGGGCAAGAAAAGCATGAGCCTGCCCTGCCATAGATGCGGTGCTCGCCCTGATGTCGATTGTGGGCATCGCCCTGTGGATCCAAGCTGGCAGCCGCCTGACCAGCCTAAGCGCGACAAATACAAACCGCGCCGAGGCGATATGGCTGGCCTCAATTTCCGCACCAGAAAAAGGAAAGTCTGGAAAGCCTGATGGGGCGCGGTGCCCTGAAATTCATGCTGGTGGGCCTGCCCAAGAGCGGCAGCAAATCGATCCACAAGGCCCTCAAGAGCGCGCAGATCCGCTCGGTGCATTCCAATGGCATGAGCGAGCCGGTGTGGCGCAACTGGAAACGCAAGCGGGATCTCATGGCCGGTTTCGAGCACATCGAGGCCATCTGCGAGCTGGTCTGGTTTGGCAGCCTCAAGCCGGTCGATATCACCCTGCAATTCGAGCGCCGCTTTCTGCTGGATCTGCGCGAGCAATATGAGGTGGGATTCCTGCTCAATACCAGGGAACCTGCCAGCCTGCTCTCATCGATCACCAGGTGGCGGCCCACCACGCGCTCAGATTGGATCCAGAGCCACCTGCCATTCCTGCCTGCCGGTGTCGGTGCTCGCGATCAGGATTTCATCGATGGCATCAAGCGCCACTATGACATGATCAGAGAGACTTTCAGCGATGATCCGCTATTCAGGGAATGCGACATCACCGATCCGGCCATGCCTGATGTGCTGGCCGAAATGGTCGGCAGCGCGCCTCGCTGGTGGGGCAAGGCCAATGTGAACCATAGGAATCCTGCATAACTGCATTTTACATGCTGGCATTAAATGCTAGTGGATGAGAATGGATCAGCCTCTTAATTGCTCAGAATGCGGTGCAGAATTGAAGCCGATCAAGAATTGGTCGAGGCTTTCAATCTGGCGGCGCGAGATCCCAAGGCGGTGCCGAAAATGCGCCAGCACCAAGCATGGGATGTCTCGCACTAGGCTATATCAGATATGGCGAGGAATGATGGTGCGCTGCGGTCATTTTGCTTGCTCAAATCCAGATGCGATCACTTATTACATCGAGAGAGGAATCACGGTCTGCCCTGAGTGGCATGATTTCCCCGAATTCGCAGAGTGGGCACACGCCACCGGATATGATTCATCCCTGACAATTGATCGGGTCAATAGCGATGGCGGCTATGAGCCGAGCAATTGCAGATGGGTTTCAATGACGGAAAATCTCCGATCTCGCGATGATCGAAAACTCACAATGCAAGCTGCCGATGAGATTAGGAAATTGAGAGCTGAGGGTGTCTCTGGATCGGTTTTGGCTGCCAGATATGGCGTAACTCGCAATCACATTTATCGCATAGCTTCTGGCGGAAGGTGGTCACATGATATCGATTAGCTTGATTTTCCCATACTATAAGAACCCCATGATGCTGCGCGAGCAATATGCCAATTTCCGCACCTGGCCGAGCAAGGTGCGAAAGGGCATCAAGATCATCATTGTCGATGATGGCTCGCCGCAGGATCCGGCTGCCAATGTGCCTCGGCCCTATGGCCTGCCTGAGATCGAGATCTATGAGGTGCTGATGGATCGGCCCTGGCACCAGCATGGTGCTCGCAATCTCGGTGCTCATGTGGCGGATCCTGGCTGGCTGCTGCTCACCGATATGGATCACATGCTTGAGGCTGAGCCTGCCACCGATCTTTTCAATATGGTGGTGCAGGAAAGGCTCGATCAGCGCGGCTGCTATATGCTCGACCGGATCGAGGCCGACACCAGAGAGCCGACCAAGGCACCGAATGGTGTGATCAAGCCTCATCCCAATAGCTTTGTGCTCACCAGAGATCTCTATTGGCAGATCGGCGGATATGATGAGCGCGCCACCGGCATCTATGGCACTGATCGCCTATTCCGCCAGCGCGCTTTCGAGATCGGCATGGAAATGCACCTGGATCTCGCCCTGGTGCGATTCTGGCGCGATATTGTGCCTGATGCATCGACCACCACCCTGCCCAGGAAAGAGGGCAGAGATCCGGTGCTGCGGAAAAAGATCATGGATGAGATCGCGCGAGATCCTGAGGCTCGCAAGGTGCTCGATTTTGAATGGCAGAGGGTGGTGTGATGGGTGAGAATTGGCGGCCAATCCCAGGTTATCGGGGCGAATACGATGTTTCTGATCATGGCCGAGTGAGAAGCCTCGCGAGGATAATCACAGTGCAGTGCAGTGGCAGATCATACGATAGGCCGATAGCTGGCCGCATCCTCAAGCCGATCCAAAAGGCAGATGGTCATTTGCTGGTGTCTCTCGGCAGGGGTGGCCAGCACTTCATTCATCGGCTGGTGCTCTATGCTTTTTCAGGCCCTTGCTTGGCTGAGATGGAAGCGCGGCACCTCGATGGCAATCCAGCGAATAACAAGATTGGCAATCTTGCTTGGGGCACTCGGCAGGAAAACATCAATGATCGCATCAGGCTCGGTGAGCACAATCCACCGATGGGCGAAAGGCATGGAAGGGCAAAATTCTGCGAGGATGATGTGAGCTATATCCGCAGGCTCTATAAGCAGGGCCGTTCTCATGGCTGGATAGCCAATCATCTAGGTGCAAGCCGCAGCTCAGTCGGCAAGGTCTGCATGGGGAAAACTTGGAGGCATGTGAGGTGAGTGATCGGCTTTTGGTTTTATCTTGGCTCTGGCATCAGCCTGAGGGCCGCGCGCTATTCAAGGCTGAGCATGTCAACATCTGGGCGCAGATGGTGCGCCGCCACTGCACTCTTGAGATCGAGCTGGCCTGTGTCACTGACATGCCTGAGGGCATCGATCCGAGCATCAGGATCATCGAGCCGCCAGGGTTCTATGATGGCTTGAAAACCTCTCGGTGGAAGGGTGGCAGGCCGAGCTGCTATCGCCGCCTGATCATGTTTTCGCCTGAGGCAGAGCAGCTCTTTGGCGCTGATCGCTTTGTGAGCATGGATCTGGATTGCGTGATCGCGAGCAATATCGATCACCTCTGGGATCGCGATGAGGATCTGGTGCTCAATGGGCCGAGCCAGGTGGGCAGCCGGTTTGTCTATAATGGCTCGATGCTGCTGATGGATGCTGGCGCTCGGCCCAATGTCTATGAGGAATTCACGCCGGAAAAGGCCGAGGTCGCAAGCCGCCAATATGTCGGCAGCGATCAAGCCTGGCTTGCCTATTCGCTCGGCCAGGGCGAGGCCACCTGGGGCATCGAGGATGGTGTGACGCGCTGGGGCAGAGACAAGGGCGGCGCGCTCATGTTTTTCCCTGGCCATATCAATCCCTGGAATGCCACCGCCGATCCCTGGGTGGGCGAGCACTATCGCCTTGATGGGCCGAGCCGGTGCCTGATCCTGGGCGAGAAAAAACACCTCTGGGATGATGTGAAAGAGCAGATCGGGCATGGGCCTTTTGATCATGTGATCGCTCTGCCGAGATCTGCGCGCGCTTGGAATGGCAAGCTCAGCGAGGTGGCCGACTGCCTCGATCACGCCAAGCTGATCGCGAGGATGTATGGCTGCCAGGATCCGGTGATCTGCGGCGCATAGCAGCGAACCTAGCGCGCCAGGGGAATCGCGCGTAAATTGCGCGGCATGGCATACACTCAAGCTGATGCGGCCACCCTCAAGGCCACTTTCGCAAAGTTCGCTGCGGTCGCTGATGCGACTGTGGAAACCTGGCTCACTCAGGCTCGCCGCTCGGTCGATGATAGCTGGGCCGAGGATGATCGGCAGATGGGCGAAATGCTCCTGGCCGCACACTATCTCACCCTTGAGGGGTTCGGCACCGGCGCTGAGGCTGAGATCGCCGGTGGCGGCCTGGCTGGCATGAAATCGGTAAAGAGCGGCAATTTCTCATTCACCAAGGATGATGCCAGCTCTGGCTCTGCTGCTGGCTCATTCGAGAGCACCAACTATGGCCAGCGATGGCTGCAACTGCTCAAGCAGAACAAGGCTGGTGCCAGGGTCACACCGAGCGGCACCATTCCCAGCACCTCTCTCTATCAGGGCCTCATCTGATGGGTCTGCTCGATGGCGATGTGGCCAGTACCTTTGGCACCATCATGGGCACATTCTATCGCGATGCGCTGCTGATTCGGCGCACCATCACTCATGATGGCCAAGGCGGCGGATCTGTCGCGCCCAGCGAGACTGCCTGCAAGGCCCAGCTCGATAAAACCACCGAGCGGCTCTATGAGGGCAACACCGAGACATTCCAGCAGATCTATATGCTGCAGGTGGTCGATGGTGTGCAGCTCGCAGATCCCACCACCGATGATGAGATTGATATCGATGGCCGCCGATGGAAAATTGCGATGATCGAGGTGGATCCCGCAGGTGCCTATTGGCTGTTGATGGGCATGAAATCGGATCAGGATGCGAGCTGATGGCGAAAATCAAGGGTAAAAAGGCGGCCCAGATCAATATCCGCTCAATCCCCGAAAAGGCTGTGCGCCAGGTCGGCGCGGCCCTCTTCGCTGCTGGCGATATCATAAAAACTGATGCGCAAGTGAGCATCACCACCGGCGCGGTGTCTGGAAAATCCCACAAGCCCAGCGCGCCTGGCCAGCCACCGAATGAGGACACCGGCACTCTGCGGCGCAGCATCATTGTCACTCAGCCAGCGCCACTCAGGGTGCGGATCTCGGCCAATGCGCCCTATGCGGCAATTCATGAATTTGGCGGAACGATTCAACATCCAGGCGGCACTGCATATTTTGTAAAAGAGGGAGGGTTGGCGGTTTTCGTGAATAACGAAACTGCAGCCAGATATGCCTCAAGATATGGTCGAGAGCTGCCAAGGACAAAACCGCACTCTATAACCATTCCGGCTCGCCCATATTTAGGGCCTGCTGCTCGAAAAAATAAAAAGGTGGTGCGAGAATTGGTGGCCGATGCTGTAAAGCAAGCAATCAGGAGTAATTGACATGCCCGATCCGACAAAACGCACAATCCGCATGATCCATGTGCCATTCGACTATGAGCATCCAAATCGCGCGGTGAGCTGCATCAAAACTCTCGGTGTGATCGAGGTGGATCGCACCATCGCTGATGCGGCCATCGAGGCTGGCGCTGCTCAGCCGGTCGAGCCTGTGAAAAAGGCGGCGGCAAAGCGGCGCAGCTATCGCAAGCCTGCCGCATCATCTGCTAAGCCTGAGGGCGATGAGGCCGAGCCGCAAAAATCTGATGATGTGGATCGAGAGGATCTGGCTGGTGATGGTGGCACCGGCGATCTCGATGCCGGTGAATCTGACACCGAGTAACGACAATGAGCGCAGCACCGAAATTGGCAACCAGGCGCGCCCTGGTCACATTCCTGAAAGCTGATGCGCCGCTGATCGCGGTGCTGCCTGCCGCTCGCATATTTGGTGAGAAAGCGGCCTCAAATGTCCAATGGCCATATCTGCGATTGGACGAATTTGAGAGCGGCCAAGATCCAATTCACATCATCAATTGCAATGTGCATCTGCACTCGAAAGCCGATTTCAGCGATGAGATTAACCAATTGTGCGAGCTGGCTGAGGAAGCCTTAGATGGCGCGGTGCTCACTCTTGAGGATGGCTCTCGCGCTAATGTCGATGTCAATTCAAGCCGCATTTTAAGAGATGGCGCTGAGAGATCATGGTGGCATGGCATTATCAGTATTGAGGTGCGGGTGCCCAAGGATTGCACACTCGCATAGCGAACCTATGAGATCCGCCGCTCTGCGGATATATTGCCTGCTGAAATTCATGCTTTGGAGATCAGAGAATGGCGCAGCCAGATATCATTCGCGGCACCTATTTCATCCTCGCCTTGGGCGATGGTGCCACGCCGACTGAGACATTCAATCCGCTGTGCGGGATCATCACGCGCCAGCTCACCTATCAGGCTAATACCTCGGATCAGTTCACGCGCGACTGCGCGGATGCTGAGGATGTGCCGATCCGCCGCCTGATTGTCACTGGCGAGCAGTGGAGCTTGAGTGGCTCAGGCCAGCTCAATCGCGCCAATATCGATGATATCGAGGCCGCCAAGGGCATCACGCGCAATTGGCGCTTCTATTGGACTGAGCCAGCAGATGATGAGGTCTATCGCGGCTATTATGGCGGCGCTGCGATCCTCACCAATATCACCATCGATGGCAATGATGATAACTATGCCCAGATCTCGATCCAGATCGAATCTGATGGCCAGTGGACATTCACGCCCACCGCTGGATCCTAATCAGCCTGAGCCTCTCCCAAGGCTTGCACATTTGGCCATGCGTTTGCTAATGCGAGCGCATGGCCAATTTCATTGATCTCGATTTCGCTGATGGCGAATATCGCTTTGCCCTTCCCCTCGCCCAGATCGATGAGCTGCAGCGCAAATGCGGCTGCGGCATCGGCCAGCTCTATGCTCGCACACTGAAAGGCGCATCGCGCCAGGGTGGCGATCTGGTGCTCTCACCTGCCTTGGCTGAATTCTATGCCCTGGATCTGCTCGAAACTGTGCGCCAGGGCCTCATCGGCGGCGCTCAGGGCACAGTGGATGAGCAGCCTGTGAAGGTGTCGCCAGGGGATGCTCGCCGCCTGGTGGCCAACTATCTGCAGAATCGCCCTCTGGTCGAGGCATGGGAATTTGCAGTGGTGATCCTGAGCGCGGTGATTGTCGGCTATGATCCGCCAGGGGATGAGGGAAACGGCGAGGCGGCGGCCAGCGAAACGCAAGAGACACCGGCGAGCTAGACTATGCCCAGGCGCTCACCAATTGCGCCATCATGGGGATCTCACCGAGCGAATGCGCCAAGCTCTCATTCTGGGAATATGGCGCTCTGATGCATGGCTGGAATAAGGCGCATGATCCCGATGGCGATCTGCCCAAGATCGATGTCGATGATATGGAAAAGCGCATCGAGCATCTGCTGGCCAATCCCGAAATGCTGAAATAGGGCGCGAACCTATCCCGATCCGCGATCTCAGCATAGATTGCGCTCATGGTTACTACCGCAGAACAAGTGGCAGTCGAGCTGACTGCAGACACCGCCAAGCTGGATCGCAAGGTAAAGCAATCCGCGCAGCAATTCGGCGGCGAAATGGACAAGATCGAAAAGGCCGCTCAAGAGGCTGAGCAGGCCATCCAGACACTTGCCGCAGCGCAAGAGCGATATTCGACCAGGACAAGCCGCCTCAAGGTGCTGCTCGATGCTGGCAGGATCTCTCAGCGCCAGTTCAATGCGGAAATGATCAAGGCCAAGGGCATCGCTGATCAGGCGGCCACCGCCTATCGCAATGCGGCTGCCTCGGCCAATGCCGGTGCGCTCTCGACAAAACAACTCGCCCAGCAATCTCGCTTGCTCGGTTTCCAGATCTCGGACATCGGCCAGGGCCTTGCAGTGGGCACCTCACCATTCATCATCCTGGCTCAGCAGGGTGGGCAGCTCGCGATGGCGCTTGAGGGCAGCCGAGGTGCGCTCGGTCGAGTGGCTGGCTTTCTGGTCGGCCCTTGGGGCGCTGCGGTGCTCGCCGCCACCACCATTCTCGGCGGCCTGATCTTTGCCAATCGCGACACTGAGGAATCGGTCGATGATCTGGTGGAAAGCCTGAAAAAGCAGGCTGCGGAATCGGATCGAGCATCTGAGGCTCAAGAGATCTTTGCCGATACCCTTGAGGGTGTGCGCCAGGCGCTCATCGAAAACCAAGAGGCCCTCGACAATCTGGCCGAGGCTGATCGCAGCGCCGCACAGGCCGCGCTCCAAAATGCCGAGGCTCAGAGAGTGAAGGCCATCGAGATCCGCCGCGCGAGCTTGGCTGCCCTGCAGGATCAGCGAGATCTGCTGCGCTTTCAGGTCGAGCGCGTCACCGGCCCAGGCCAGAGCAGTGAAATCGCCGCTCTGGGCCTGGGCAGGCGGCAGGCGGCAGTGGATCGCGCTGAGGCCAGGGTCGCTGAGGCTGAGGCCGCCCTAGCCACTGCTGAGGCGCAAAAGGTGCAGGCTCAATCCTTTGTGGATGTCGAGCGCGCCGCTCGCACCGCCCAAGATCGGATCAATGAGCGATATGATGCTCAGATCGAGCGAGCACGCCGCGCAGCGGTGGCCAGCGGCCAGGTCGGCCAGGCACTTGAGCGCGAGGTCGAGCAGATCAACCGCGCCAGGGATGCCGAGATCGAGCGCCAGCGCGAATCTGAGCGCGCATCGCGCCGCCGCACTCGCAGCAGCAGCAGCTCGCGCAGATCGCCTGAGCAGATCGCAGCGGATCGAGCCGAGCGCGAGCGGGTGCGCGAGGTCAACCGGCGCGAGGCATTCGAGCGCGCGCTTGAGCAGGCCCAGCAGGGTGAGCTGGATGCCAGGCAAAAGCTGATCACCAATGCCGAGGAATTGGATGAGATCGAGCTGGATGCCATCGAGCTATCGCGCCGCCGATATAATGATCAGCTCGATGCCCAGGTGAGCGCAGAGCGGCTCACTCAAGAGGAAGCCGATCAGCTCAGGGCGATCAATGAAACCAGAGCCGAGCTGCGCGCCGAGCTGGTGCGCCGCACCGCTGCTGAGCGCCAATTCCGCATCGATGAGGAAAACCGCCGCAGGGCACTCGAATTCAATGCCGACATCGGCAGCGCCGAGGCCGAGCTGCTCCAAGGCCAGCAGGATCTCGCAGACACTCAGGCTGAGCGCCGCCGCATCGAGCGCCGCCTGATCGAGCTGCAATATGCCGAGGAAA